CGGACCTATCAACGCTCCTCCTTGTGTCAATACAGTCACGGGGTGATGTAATTTATTACTTACCTCGTCTGTATATCCTGACAAAGGGGAAGATAGACCAAGAAGCTGCCAGATAACTAGTTGCAGATATCCGACTAGTGTGGCTCTTGTAGCCAGACCAGATGGTGTATCTTTAACTAGATCTAGAATCTCGTTAGGAAAAGTTCAAACATTACCAAACGAAGCTAAGAATAGCTGCGGAAACATGTAAGCACTTCTAGTAGCCGACAAGATGGCACCTGCCCCAATAGGGGACAGGTTACATCCTGGGCCACGTAAAGTTTTAGCAAACTCAGTAAATCTGTTCGAAATAACAGATTTCCCGAGACTAATACTTACACCAAAGAGTTTCATAAGTTCTAGGTATTCTGCCGCTACACTATTGTTGTTAATGATAAAATCATCTCCTAAAACAGCATAGTTCACATCGTCGTCAAGACGAAGGGAAGCATTTGTTGCAGCCACATGAACAATCACGTGGTGAGTTAATGCCAACATAGCCCAAGAAGAGTATGCACCCATTGGTTGTCCAACGGCGTATCTCACTTCTAACGGAGCCTCTTCGATAGTATCAAAGGGAGCCGCATATGGGAAGTTTAAAATGTCCTGCCAGAGATTACCAGGTAATCCAGCAGCGATAAGAATATCCTTCTGCAATTCGATAGGTAATCTATCTGTGGCGGCACTTAAATCATAACCGCTCATAAGATGGTTCGAAGAGTATTTCTCTAAGAACTGATCAAATGATCGTTTCTGATTAAATGTCCCATCAGTTGGAACAGTTTCTAAGAATCGGAATATAGAAGTATGTAGTCCTTTAAAGGCGGATTGAATCCACCAATTAATGGAAGCTACAACTCGGGCTTTTCCAGCCTGATCGTAAACCACTGACAATTTACCATTATATAGTCGATCTCTTTCTCCTCGTGCTTTACCAACACTAATCCTTATTGGCTTAGTGAATACGGTTACAAAACCGTACATAGTTGGATTAGATGAAGCTTTACGCTCCAAATAATTTACTATATGGTAAAAGAACAAGTAGATCGGACCGAATATAACTATATTCATTATTAATAATGAAGTATAGAAGTAGGCACCCTGATAGAACAACATCCAGACAAGGAGACTAAACAAGACTTTTGGCTCATGTAAAAGAGCTAAAGCGTCAAGTGAAGCACCAAGTGTGGAGACTGATCCATTAGGACCTGCTTTAGTAGATCTGTGAGGTGTAAACTTTCCGGCAGAAAGCCGAGGTACTTTAAACCCGATCCCAGAAATTAATCCTAATCTTCGAAGCGCAACCATAAGCGTCGATCTCTCTAACGTTCTCAACGTCCCTCCGAAAGGAGCGGTAACAGTTGTTAAAGTTGGAGTTACTTTCGTCTTAAAGGTTCTGAAGATAGTCATCACTGTCAGTATTCCCACTACGTCTTTCTGTAGACGCGGTCTTAAAGGACCGTTCTCAGGAGGATAGATAGCGAGGATACTGTCCTTAAACTCTTCTGTAGCCCGAAAATCGGTTTCTTTAAAGTGATGCATTGCATCGCAAAGAATTATCCGAAGTTTGGGCGGAAGAATTGTAGGCAATCCAGTTTTGTCTCTTCTAACAAGAAGTGATCCTTTTATCCCGTATGGAATATTAATTTCCGGGTGACCACTAAGTGCTCGAACAGTCAGTCTGTAAGCTTCCTTCAAGTAGGCAAACGCCCACGTTGGAGAAGAGCTCAGGATGACTTTCTCGACTCTTCGCAAGAAAAGATTCATGTCCTGTCTGATTTCTTTATTCCCAATTATCCAACAGACCACGTTGACATACTTTCTAAATTCTCCAACAAATTTGGGGTTTTGATACTTAGTATCTCCACCTCTTTGTCGGATTACTTTAGAGGTTGTCTCTTTGATCCATCGTTTTCCTTCATGTGATTTTGAGATTCCATCTGACCAAGTCGGCAATTTAGCCAACTTAGCAAGCTGAGAATTCACGAGATCAAGTGAAGAGATAACGAGTGAATTAAAGATTCGTAGTCTGCTTAGGAAATTGTTAAATAAAGTTTTCATAGCAGAGCATGTTATTATGTAAAAGCTGCATAAGCTAACTACCGAACTAAATACTTATCTAATTGCTTGTAG